TCGTTTGCAGCATCAAGGAGACCAACTGCTCTTATATAGTATTCCTGACCAGATGTCAGTACCTTGTCCCAATATAAAGTAAGGGTTCTAGATATACTATTATAATCAGCTAGAGTATTTATTGTTTTAAACGGACTTGTTACTGCAGTTGGAGTGGCGTCTGTAGTCTGTACAATAAATTTATCATTTGTAATAGAACTAACCTTTATTGTTCTACCAAATTTAATTTTTACTTTATCTACACCAACTGAGGCATAGTCTAAAAGGTTAAGTGCCACTACATCTCTCCTCAGAAAATCTTCTACTTATCTAGTAACAAGGTTTGTACAAAAAAATAAGGGGCAGCTTTCGCTGCCCCCTACTTTCTAAGACTGTGTCGTAACTATAACAGTCCTAAGGTTTTATTACAGAGTTACCTGGTTGATAACGCCAACCTCGTAGTTACGGGCAAGTCTGATGTTCTTAGCAACAGTGATACCTTCACCGTCACCCAGCATGATGATGTCATAGCGCTCTTTCATCTTCATGGAACGAATGTCACGTGATGGATCATCAAACTGATCTGTACTCATGTCATCCTTAACCAGAAGAGTTCCGACCTCATTACGGTCGATCAAGAACACGTCCGACTTAGCTGGTGTTGCTCCACTCTTAGCTGTAAAGCTTACGAATGGTGATACCAATACGTTCAAGCCCATAGGAGCTGTCGCGTTAAGAGCACCATCCTTCGACTGTGGGCGGTAGCCCCAGCTGGTATTAACAGCTGATGCAGCGCCACCCATGTGGAAGATGGAGTCCTTAAGGAACACCGACCACATCAGTGGGTGAAGAATGAAGTCTGTTGGTATATGATTTTCGGCCATTAACACAGCTGCCATGTCTACAACGTCGTCCCATGCGAGGGTGTCATTAAATTCACCATCGATGCCACGGCCGATTGTTCTGTCATAGCTTCCTGTATTGTCGTTGTCGTACACAATTGTAGCTGCGTCCTTAAAACGACTCAGAGCAATTTGCTCCTTCAAACGTGCCATTGCACGGCCAGCGGCACGCACATGGAGGCCTACGATGTCCCAAAGAGAATCGGCAATAACTTCCTCTGTGAAAGCCAGCTTAACGCCCTTCTTTGACACCTTACCCTCGATCTGCTTAGCAAATGCGAGAGCTTGTTCTGGGTACTCTTGTCCTTCTGGGATCTCAGCAGCTTGAATTGCGTTTACCGCTGGAAATTCCAAAGAACGACCCTTACCAAGGCGTACTGTAGAAAGAAGCGGAGTTACCAAAAGCTGTGGTTCGGCTGCTTCGCGCAGAGTACGAGAGATAACCTTAGGGAACAAAGCGGCTGCGTCTGACGAGCCGAATGCTTCCTTGATTGTAACTCTGTTGTCTGTGTCGATGTAACCATCCTCAGCAAATGCGGCTTCCCAAGCTGGGAGACCCGAGAGGAGTTCTTGGATTGTCTTACTCATCTTAGGATATATCCTCCTGTTTATTGTTTTCTTTTATTGTTTCTTTTTTTTATTAGAGTGTTAAGTTCACGCGGAATGCGCCAACAACATTCGTAACATCTAGATTTGCACGGATACCAAGTTTACCTGAGTATGTGCCTGATCTTGTGAGCTCATAAACTGTCTTGAGCGCACCTGGATCTGATGGAAGTTGCATGTAGGAAAGCAATCCGTCATCAAAGTTTGTAGCAAACTTCTCAACTTCAATTACTTTACCAACTTGCAACCATGGGTATGTGCCAGCGTCAGATCCTGAGAGCAATCTTGGACGGCCCATGAAGTCTGCCGCAACCAAGTCACCTGCTACTAAATCAGCGTTGACGTTTGTTACCATTGGATACTCAACATAACCTCTAACGATAAAGCCTGCACCTTGCGATGTGCCCTTATCAAATGGTCTGTAGAGATCGTACTGTGCGCAGCCAACTGGCACTGAACGTGCAGCTACTGCCTGTGTGTCTCCAGCTGCACCAGCAACTGGTGTTGCTCCTGCAAGTGGGTTCCAACCTGAAATTGTGTCTCCCCATGTTACTGAAGATCCGCTACCGTTAGCTGGAACGAAACGTGAATCACCGCTTGCATCTGTCACTACCGAAAGGATTGTTCCCTTTGGAATAACAATTTCAAAACGATCATCTTCTGAGTCACTGTACCAAGTTGGAAGAGCAACTGATGGCAGGATGTATGCCGAAGGTGCAATACCCTCTGAAACAACGAAACGACCAGCACCTGTCTTGGTACCTACTTTACGAAATTTTGCTAATGACATTTATTATCTCCTTGTTTATATATATTTGTTTTAAAGTTTGCGACGGCCCATGAGAGTATCAACAAACAGTTCTTCAACTGTATTCACTTTTTCTTCTGGTGCAGTTGTTACTTCTTCGTCTTCAACAATAACGTTGTCTTCTTTTTCTGAAACAACATAATTGTCCATTACGGATTCAACATTGAGCTTTTGAATATTCTTCTTAGCTACTGGGAGCTTAGCTAAATCTCTAAGAGAATCAGCTAAAGAACCTGCTGAACGAGTTACGTGATCTTGAATCAAGTTTTCTCTTTCCTCAATCGGTTCTACTCCTAATGAAATTTTAGTATCAACTACTCTTTCGGCCAAAGTGCGATGTAACGCCTCTCTAAGCTTTGCATTTTCCTGTTGAAGCACTTGAAGTTTATTGTCATTGTCATCTTGCTCAGCAGCTTGTGTACTGTCTGTGAGCTCTGAATTTGACTCTTCTTGTGTTTCATTTTCTGGGGAGGACTCGGCAGTTTCAGAATCAACCACTTCTTCTTTACCTTGTTCTTCTGTTTCCACTTTTTCTCCTTCAGATTCTTCATCGCTAGGAGACTGTTCTGCATTTTCTGCAGCTGGTGTCTCAACCGGCAATGCTTGCTCTTGCGCTTTCTTTAGATCTTCAATCTTTGAAGAAAGAACATCTACCATAGATTGCTCACCAGCTTCTTGCGCTACTTGAAGAGCATCTGACAGCGCAGATATAAGATCTACATTTTTTGCTTCTACATTTACAGAAGCTTCTTCTTGTGAAGAAATTTCTTCTGATTCTTCTTTAGGCGCTGTAGCAATTGCTGACAGGTCTTGGCTCAGATTTTCAACAGTTGCCAAAACATCATCACCTTTAACGATTTCGTCCATTTCAACATTCTCCTCGTCAATAATATTCTTTTCTGATAGTAACGAAGTATTATCAGCCTTTGCAGTTTCGCTTTCTTGAAAGGCTAAAGCCGTAAGAAAAGCTCCTTTAACATGAAGATAAAGTGGTCTAGACTCCTTTTTCTTCATACCCTTTAAAATAGATTCATTCTCTTCTACGGTAGTTATATCTTCTTTATCCATATGTAAAATAAAGGCTGCCGTTTTTGCTGTCCAATTATCTGAATCAGTTACTACTGTTGATCCATCAATTGTCTTAGAAGCTCTTACGCTAGATCTTTGATCTGCCGGTTGATTAACGAATGAATATTCTTTAAATGAAATGTCCTGCATGTCGACAAAAGCAAGTTTACCCTTGTAAACCTGACCACGCTTATACTTTGCCATCTTTGGTCTACCATCTGCTGATTCAGCAGCTAAGTCTTCACCAGAAATTGAGCAAACTGCTTTTCCAGCTCTTCCGCCAACTGACCCAGTCAGGTATCTCTTGTCTGAAATCTTTTGAGCTGCCAATGGATCCGTAATTGCAACCTGCAATCTTACGTAAGGAGCACCATCTTCTTCCTTATCCATTTTAGCTGCAATAACTCTACCAATTGGTTCAGAGTTTAAATCGTGATTTAAAATAATTGGCTTAGGATATGGTTCAACCCAAGACTGAAGAGCTTTTTCTAATTCAATGGCAGAGTAGTTATTGTAGTTAGCAGTTAGTCCGCTCATGTATTGCGGCTACTTCAATAATTAAACCATGGTTCTTGCTAAACGACTCGGAAAAATCATTTTCCAATCCTGAAAGATCAGGAAGTTGAAGTGTGAAACTTTCAACGAAATCAAATGCCATTTTAATGCTCCATTTATTTTAATGTATTGTTTATAGTAAATTAGGTTTTATAAGATTAAACAATCTTATATAAAGATATCATACTTTTATGCTGTTGCAAAAAAATTTTCTCTAGAATCTCCATTTGACAAAAAACTCTGCATCATTTGCTTATGCATTATGTGTGGAGCATAGATGTATGAAGCTGAATAGAGCTTGTAGCCCATTTTTGCTGCGTTTCCAGACCAGCCCAAATCCTCACCCTGTGTATGGAGTGAATAATCAACATTTTTATACACATCTCTTGACATCATTTTTGCTGCCATAATAACATCTGATTCAAAATACTGACCAAGCGGGTATTGCTCTTTTCTATAAGCTTGACCACCAGGTTCTTTTATCCAGTTCATTACACTTGGATACATTGTGTTTGTTGGGGTCATAAACATCAATGGACTAACCGCATCGGCTCCAGAGTTTACATGCGCAATCAGAAGTTGAATTGTATTTTCGTTAGTTATAAGTATGTCAGAATCTAAACTAAAAAAATAATTTGGATTAATATCTCTAACTTTTGACAAAAGAGAGTTTCTTAGATTAACCATGTTTTCGTACTTAGATATGCTCCAAGTTCTTGTTCCTTCTTCGTGAGAAAAATGTGGAACATCTTGTTTTATATCTAAGATAAATTCGGGTATATCTGGTCTGGCGTTTCTATATTTAACTAACATCTCTATCGTTGCTTCATCATCTGGTGAAGCTTCAAATACAAACGCAGTTTTTGAAAAATCAATATTTTGATTTTCTATGCAAGAAATCCAATAAGGAAATATCCAGTCTCTTTTATAGATTGGACAACCAATCACTAACTCAATCATGAATTATTCTGAAATAGAAGTCGTTGTTTCTTTTGCTTTTTTCTTAGCGGGAGCAGTAGCTTCTACAGTTGTAGATTCTACTTTCTCTTCTTTGACTTCAGCAATTGTTGCAGTCTTGAGATCAGGTGCAACAACGACTTCCTCTGCAGTCTCGTCTTCTGGTTCTGAGGTAATAAAATCAATTATAGAATCAACAACGTCAACTAAAGCTTCAAGAGCTAATCTGGTTTGACCATTGTTAACAGCCTTCTTAAAAACATCAAGCGCATTTGCTTCTGTGTCATCGCTACTTGTAATCTTATCGTTTACATTAAACATTATCTTTATCCTTTTCAACATCTGATTCTATAACAGTATACTCGTTATCTAACAATGATTCAATTACTGTTAGGAAATTATTATCATATCTTTTAATGTCTGGAGAATTCTTTCTTCCATTTTGATTTGTTGGCCTCATTGCATTGCCAACGCCTTTTCTCTTTGAAGGAAGATTTCTTTGTCCAGCTGGAGCAGATTTTTGACCATCAGCTGTTTTTGGATCTGGTGGTTGATTAGCTGCCTGTGCTTTTGCTTGTGCTTTAGTTGTTGCTGTTGCAATGTCAACCTGAATATCACCTTGTATAGCAGCGTACATACTGCTTGTGTCTATGTCAGAGTCATAGCCTAGTCCTAAACGAGCTTCTTCAAGTGTAATTAAGTTATTTACATACTTTTGAACAATGTGGTTTTCTTTCTTAACCTGAGTATCAACATCTATTTCCTTGAACTTAAAATAGCACCTGTCGGACTCCCCACTTTCCATTGGGTTAGAGATTGGATCAAATCCACCCTCAAATAAGAGTTCATTAAATATATTCAATCTTATCATCTCAGAAAAAAGCTTTTGCATTTGCTTAATTCTGTCATATAGAGCGACGTCTAATCTTTCAGTAACAGATCTGTTACCGCCATTCATTGACATTCCCAAATGATGTGGTGCAACACCTAGTCCAATTGCAACACGTTCTTTGAAGTGATTTAAGTATTGACTTGCGTCAAGTGCTGAACCCTGTGATCCAATCACTTCTACGTCATGCCTAAATGGAAGAATCAAACCACCTTCAGCTCTTAGATTTTCTATCTCTATGGCTGCTTGTGTAATTTCTTCTGGTTCTGCTGGTTGTTCTGCGGTTCCAATCTTGTACTTATAAAGTGGAAACAATTCTCTATGAACAAGATTCTGAATATCTTCTTCAATTTGACGAAGCGCAATCACATCATCTAAAACGTTAATCAAAAACGGAGTACCAAATGCTCTTCCAGTTTTTCTATCAAAGTGTAAATGAATTACCTTTTCTGCAGTCCAAGTTGGATTGCCTTCAAGCGGCATGTAGGTAAGAGGATCTGTCTCTTGCCTATAAGATTTTGGTCTATTATGCTTATCTCTAAAAATTCTTACTTGCTCAGTAGGAATTAGATAATAACCGATTACTGGAAGATCACCAGTCATAGGTGTTAATTTATCTGGGAAGTATTCGCTTAAGTCTCCTCTTGCCTTAACGATAAAGGCATTTGAGAACTTGAAGAGTTGGTCTGAAACTTCAATTAAGAATTCGACAAATGGTCTCTTCATTGCTATTTCCATAAAATCTATTCTTTGGTGAAGATAAGAAATAGCTTCTGGGTTTTCAGAAACTATTTCCCAACCTTCTTTCCAAAAAAGATCTTTATATTTAGACATAGCTTGTTTTACATAAGAGTCCGTATCAACAGCCTGCATTAATCTTTCGAAGTCGTATGCTGGTCTTTCAAACGTTGCTCTATTATTGAAATAATAATTAGTACCCTGGAAGCCAAGAGCCAGCGATGCTATTTTCATAGCCTTAGATAAACCCTTTACTTGCTCTGGCGCTAAAGCCTTGTCAGAGAAAGTAAGATCTTTATCTACTCTTTGAAACGGTAAATAATCTTTAATTGCCATGGTACGTCCTTATTTAAGCCTATGTCTAATAGTAGACTAAATTTGTCTAGGCTGTAATTTATTGTTTTTCAGCCATTCCTGCGGCTTCAAAAGTCTTCTTGATAATAAGATCCTTTACAGCTTCAAGCCAAAAGATTGTTTCAGCTTCTGTAAAATCACTCTTGTAAGAAAGATTCTTGTCGCTAATCTTGATCTCTACAACAAATTCTGTTTTCTGTTCTACTTGTGGTGTATCGCTCATATTGTATTTTCCTTTTTATAATTTTTTAATTTGACTTCCATTATACATGATTTACAATGATAATGCGCGCTGTAGAATATATTAAGAATTTAATCTACTTTCAAGTTCTTCTACTTTAGCTGACAATTCTTGAACAGCCTTAACTAAAAGCGGTATAAAGTCCATTTCTTTCCACATTTTTGGTTTCCACGCTGAAAAGTCAAATGCTCCACCAGGTTGGTCTTTTGGCAAAGATGCGTCGGGTGATTCATACACAGTAAGTAACGGTTGATCTTCTGCCATCTCTTCTGCTATAAAACCATATGATTTATTAAATTCATTTATAGCTTTAGCTTCTTCAGTCCAAGGTTCTCCAGTCCAAGGATCAACTTTATCAAAATTATCTATTTTCCAATTAAATATTCTTGGTCTTACTGTTTTTAATATATTTAATGCATCGGGTATATCTTCTATATTATACTTATATTCTCTTTTTGAAGATGGAGAACATAATGCTTCTACCGAACCTGGATTGTGTACTCTTGCAGTTGTGCTGCTTCCAGTAGAGTTAAACACACCACTACATCTATATCTAAAACCCGCAGCTATTTCAACATTGGTGGCTTGAATAAAGCCACCAGTATCTACATATAAGCTACCTAACAAAATAGCCGATCCTGATATTGTTCCACCAAAAATATAATCTGCGCTAAGGGTTCCGGTCGTAATTAAATTAGCATTTATACTTCCTGTTGTAATTTTTCCACCGCTAATATTAGTTACGCTGTCATTTATTCTAGCCTCTAATTCTCCTGGAAGTATTCTAGTAACAGCTTCTGAATAAGCGTCGTTTGCGGTTGATTGAGCTGACACAGCAATAGAGTTTGCAGAGATGGCAACGCTATACGCAGTATCTGCATCTGATTGAGCATCGTTGATCAACGTTAGGGTATTGCCACCAGTTATGTTAACGTTACCAGTTATCGTGAGTGTTGATCCATCCCAAGTTAGTTTGTTACCTAAAGAGAATTGGCTATCATCATCTACATAAAATGGAGTATTAGTGTTGCTATAAACACCTGTTCCAAGAAAAATTTTTGAATTATTCGACATTACTGTATTTCCAGTTAATGTTAAGTTCTTAGTGGTTATTGTATTGGCTGTAACATCGCCTTCTTTAAGAACCTTGAATGGGGCATTGACTAGCGTTCCAGAACCTAGCCAAAGGTTTCCTTCGCTATCAACGTGAAAAGAACCAGAGTCAAATCCACCAATGTCGATACTTCCAGCAATTGTTGCGTCATAGAAATATGCTCTACCACTACCATTAATTAACCAACCTGTTGTAGCATTTGCATAGCTTCCGCCACCAACATCAACTCCATTAAATGTAGAAGATTTAATAACAGAAGTTCCACCAGCCAAAGTAATAGTGTGTGCACCGATTGTTCCAGCTGTAATTTTTGATGCTGTGAGATCTACGATATGAGCAGAGTCTATAAGCGTAGTAGCAGTAGATGCAACAATTGGCGTCCATGCAGATTTATTCGCAGAGGTGTCTATTGATTGCACTCTTGCAAAATAAAGTTTTTCGGTTGTCACTACAGTTGTGACACCAGTATTAGAATCAACATTATTTGTTGTTTCTGAGTTTTGAGGAACATCAACAGCTATAACATTGGAGGCAGAAAAACCAGAAAGAAATGGAGTTGCCCCACTAATAATTACATATGTTGAACCACTTTGTGCTATATCTTCAGGAAGGTAAACTTCGTAGTTATATCCTCTTAGGTCAGCTTCGTTAGATGGGTTAAAGCTAATCATTATAGATTTGTAGTTTCCAACTATTGTCAAGTCGCCAAGTTCAGCTGGCTGAGTAAGGTCAGCTGGAATAGTGAATCTAACAGCTGAAGCTGGATCTAAGAGAACGTTTAGTTCTGCATCTTTTGGTTTAACCGTTAAAAGATATTGTTTTCCAGGTTTTAGATTTTGTATAGTTTTTTTAATTGTAGCCATTATCTCAATCCTCCTATTGACTTAAAGGTCAAATCTGGATTTATTTCTTGATCATCTAAAGAAAAATAAAAGTTTCTTAAAAAGCTTATTTTACTTATAAAAATTTGATTATTAGCCGATAATATATTTTTATCTGATAGAGTTTCAATCTCTAAAGTATAATCAAGATATTCTAAATCGTTCTTTTGAAAAATTATTGATTCCTTTTCTTCAGTCGAATAACAATCAATTTCATACCAATCTAAAATTATATTTTCAGTTTCTGCTGAAGACTCAGATTTTGTAGTTATTCTAACTTTACACTTACCATATGCTGGACCAACTACGCCTGTTATCCTAATGTTTGGACCACTAAAAGTTCCAACTATCTTAGACCCAACTTTTTTTGAAAGATTATTTACCCAATCTGTTCCATCATTAAAATATGCCAATCTATAGTATCCAACAGAATTTTTATTAATGTCAGTGTCATACAGATCTATACTTGGTGGAGTAGCACTATAGTAAATGCTATAACCAGGACTTGCCTCAAGTGAGGCGATTCTACTATTTGGGTATTCTATATATTCATAGGAAGTTACTGAGTTTGAAGTAACCGGTGTTGCGTGAATATACTTAATGTAGTCAGAACCATAATACACACTATATGTTCCATCTGGAAGAGTATTTGCTTCGTGGTTTTTTGCAGCTTTGAAATATATTATCCCGTCAACAATTTTTGTAACTACAGGTGTCGAAGCTTCGTTGACTAAAACATTTGAATTTTCATAAACGACCAAATATGAATGATCTTGTTCAACCTTAAGTAGGCTAGAATTATATACATAATTTAATTCGTTATTTCCTATGTCAGTAAATAACCAATCATTAGCAGTTATGTAATCTTTTACTTGATCTATTATTATTCCGTCTTTTTAGGGGCGGAGTATTGTAGACCTTTTGCTGAGGACTTGCCAAGTTGCTTGTGTTGTCTAAATATTTAAACCAGCTCATATCACAACTCTATATATAATATTTCAAAATCGTATTTATCCTTATATTCATCCGGAATATCAATACTGATATTAACATCTGCAACCGGAACTCCACCTATTAGTATATCAGGTGTAATGGAATCAATTTTGATAACCACCTCTTTTGCAGCTGAGCTAATCTGTTGTAAATTAATCTCATTTCTCACTGATTCATAATCTATGTCTATAGATCTTATTCTTTTAGATCCATCCGATCCAGAATGAGAATGCTCACCTATTTGAACTCCATCTATTTTTGCACCGTTATCTACTGTTATATCTCCAGTTATTACACCACCAGATTTCATCAAATACTGAGGGTGGCTATCTTCGTTAAGATCATCTAAAAGTGAATGGCTAGATTTCAATGAGTTTATTTGAGATTCATCTACTGATAAACTAGAAAGTAGCGCGGCGTAATTTGTATCCGTTTCTATTGTAACAATTTTTTCCCTGCTTACAGCCTTTATAGATAATTGAGATATAAAGCTTGTATACTTCCTTCTTTGTAAGATAGATTGATACAACGAATCGATCTTTGCTGATGTATTGTTTCTTCTCTCTAATAAGTCTGTTAAAACAGATTTAAAATTTCCTTCTGCGGCCAATAAAGCTATTGCTGCTTCTTCTGACAAAGAAGGTAATTCTGTTTTCATATTTGTAGTTCTTATATCTAAAGCGAAGTCGGAAACAACTTTTGTCTTAAACCTTAATGAAGGACTTAGATATTTGCTGTAAAATACATTACAGTTAGTCACTAGATCTTTATGAAGAGTATCTAGTTGACTGTCTATGAGAGTTGTTAAAGAATTTACTTTGATAGAAAAAAATGCTTGAAATTGAGCGGCTTGTTTTTTAGTTGTTTTATCCACTTCGGTTTCTGGCAAACCTGTTGGCGACGATTTGATTGATTGGGCAAAGAGTTCCTTATAGTGGATTGCCATTTTGAGCCAGTATAGGTAGTACGATGCGACTTGCTGTTGTGAGTCATCTTCATAATTATCTCCAAAATCTGCACCTAAAGAATCTATGATGCAATTAGTTTCGTTTACTAAATACTTAATGATTTCTCTAAAATCGTAAATGTGACCAAACGTAGTGTTTGATATTAAATTATCGTATTCTTTTACAAATTTTCTATAGCCTCTTGTTTGAACTCCTTCCGCATAAAGATATTGGTCGAAGCATATGAAGGGCGGTCTTGGATATTTTAGACTGCCTGCATATCCTTCTATTTCTATTTTTGGATATGGGTGATCTACTTTATTAATCTCATTCCAAACATAGGCGTGTGCTTCTTCTAGGTTTGGATTATTTAATGGGTCTAATTTTACTTGTCTTAATAAATCTTCTAAATCTTTTAAGAACTTAACTAAATCTGCAAGACTATTTTTTGCCTCTTGTCTAAGCGATTGTAAAGGAACTGAATATGGTTGATCATTGCCATATGAAACCCCAGACTGAAGAAGTGCTGAATTTACTCCATTCCTAGAAAACGATGATTCAGTTGAACTACGAGAAGATGATTCAGCAGATGAGTAATCCAGTGTTACTTTTTGTTCTGTTGAAATTTGATTATCTATATTGTTGATTAATGACATATCTTACCTAAAACATTTTTCTAGAAACGCGTTTTACTGGTTTTCTTTTACCAAAACTTGGCATCAGTGGCGCATTTCTTTGTGTAGTCACCATGATACCAGAAGCAGGTGTTTCTTTATCTCCTTCATCAGATGCACTACTTGACTTTGGCATAAAGAAAGTGTTGGAAAAGCTTTCTGTGTTTTTTGCTACTTTTAATTTGCTAAAATCTCCATAATTTTGAGTTATAGCAAGAAGGGCTAACATTAAAGCATCGTGCGCGTGATCCATAGCTGAACCACCAGCTTCAAATATAGGTCTTCCCATCTGTGTGGTTCTAACAACGACATATGAAATTAATTGCATATAAAGCTCTTCGTCTGAAGCTGGAAATAGAATTGCTTCTCTTTCAAGATATTGAGTTAGATTATCTACCATGTATGGTTTAATTTCTTTTTTAATTGGCAGCTTGGTATATGGATCTCTTATCTCTATCGTTTCACCAAAACCTATTCCCTTAACTCTGTCTCTAAGATTTGATTTTGGATTTTCCGTTCCATACTTTCTCAAAAGCTCAACTTGAACTTCTCCGTATCCACGGTCAACGTAAATGTGTTTTGGGTGAAAAGATTCGTTTAATTCAACAATTCTATTGACTCCATTAGTTAGAGTATATTCAGACTTAGGAATTTCTTCTCTATATACAACTCTAACTTTATTTCTGAATTTTTCATCCTCATAATTATCATTGCATGTTTCTAATACAACTATATTTGTTCCAGCACCGTATTTGTCCCAGTCAACTCCAATTGTATAAAAAGATCTAGCTGATTGTATTTCAGGAGTATATTCCCAAGATGGTTCTATGAAAGCTTTATCTATAAACTTTCTAGGATAAACACCTTCTGAGTCTTCGCCCCAATCTGCTTCAATTTCATGACGATAACCCATCTCTGAGTATTGCTCTCTAAATTCATCTTCTTGTTCTTTAGAGAAATAAGGGTTGCAGTATGAAGGAAACCAAAACTCTTGGAATCTAGCACTTCTGCACCATTCCCAGAATCTTTCTCTTCTACCAGTTGGCGTTGAAGCTCCAATTAGTATTTTATCTGGTTGATCTTCTGCTGTTTTCTGTAACATTGCGTAAAGCGCGTCAAGGTCGTCTGCGTGCATGTAGTCCATTTCGTCTAACACAATCACGTGCGCTTCCTGACCACGGGCTACGTCTGATTTTCCACCTGAACGCATACCAGACGTAAAGAATCTAATTGTAGAACCATTAGAAAATTGAATCATAAACTGAGGGCTAGTTACTTTTCTTGTAATTGAATTCATAACTATTTCATTCTTAGAAGCTAGTCTAAGAATTTCTTGGTAAATTAATTCAACGTGTGATTTCATTGGAGCAATAACTAAACATCTTCCATCTTTATGTGTATAGCTATAATGAAGCAAAGCGATAGCCATACTGAAGGTTTTTCCTAAACGACGACCTGCTCTTAATACTTTTCTCAGTGCTGGATCGCGCAAAATCAAAGTTTGGTAAACTCTTGTTTCTGCTTGAAGAAAATGTTTTGCCCACCTACATGGATCTTTAGATATGTGTATTTGCCTTTGTTGATCAGCTGATATTCCGCATGTCCAACAAACTATTATCGACATCAAAAGGTTCGTCAATCAATAGAGCTAGTTCTCTATTTGTAAACTCTCTACCTTCAACTGGCGTACCATCAGCCCAGTTTATGTGACTTAATTTATTTTTAAAAACCCATTCAATTCTATTAACCTGTTTTAGATATTCTGGATCTTGCGCTTTAATAATTTCTAAAAGATCTTCCCTAGAAAGACCTTCTAATCTTTTACGAAATTCTTTAGTTTTGTCCATAGTATATTCTACCCGAAATGCGAAGCCATCATCGCACCTTCTGAACCTAGTAGTGATCTAGCATTTAATCTACTGTTTTGGATTGCGGCAACGCCTCTAGCTCTAGATGTTGCTCTAACCTCATCGTCTTTATAAGATCCAAACATTCCACTATTCATATTACCTTGCATTGACTTCATGCCATCTTTACCAAAATTAATTCCAGCTTTAACGGCTAATCCACCAAGCTTAGCAAGTTGATAAGCCATGTCTGCTGCAAATATTAAATTAAGACCAGGAACAGCTCTAGCTACTGCTTGTGCGCCAACTGCCATTCCGACTCTTGCTCCACCAGCTTTTACAGCTTGTAGTGTTCCCCTAGTTCCTAGAGTCTTATAGATTCCTTCTCCCAAGAGTTTTTGACCCATTTTTGCTGCACCATACTCAGTCATTGGCATAGCCATGCCAAGTCTATTGGCAACTGTTACTCCAAATTGACCATTTGAATGAATGCCTTTTGCTAGCCCTCTAACTACTTTTTCTGCGTTATCCGTTAAGGTAAGCGTTCCTGTTCCAAATGTTTTAGCAGTAGCACCTAAAGCTTGAGATCCCATGAAATCAAGTCCACCCCCAGACATAAAGGCATATTCCATAAACGATCTGCTTGCCGTTCCCCTTACACCAGCTGCAGTCATAGCTCTACGTTCACCAATTGACAAAGCCTCACCTGCAGCAGCTTTATTTACCAATGTGCCTAATGGAGTTGCTTGAGTTGAGTAGTTTAATGGATTTCTCGTAAATCTACCCGTAGCAGGATCCCTAACAGCCGGTAAGCGACTTCCTGCTGCGGCGTAAACTTGCGTTGATACAGCGCCGTTCATTTTAGCTATTCTTGCAAGATTTAAATCTCCACGGGCAACAGCTCGACTGGTAGCTGATTTTCTTTCTAATTTAGTAACAGCTCCTAATCTTCCAACAATTCCACCGCTAAATGTTGGTGTATCGCTTTTAGTTGTTCTTGTCAACATATTGCCAAGTGACGCTAGCGCTCCACCGGCATTTGGTGCCATAAATCCTCTATTGTATCCAGCGCCAAATCGAGAAAGGTTTGGATCCCTAAAGAATGCTCTAGGATCTAATGTTAGGTTTCCTCTTCTAAATCTTTTAAAGTTAGATCCTACTTTATTTAAGTCGTCTACACCAGATCTAACTGCAGCTCTTCCGCCCTCTTGCTAAACGCTCTCCTCTTCTAGTCGTTCTACCAAATATATTTCTTCCACCAACAAATTGGTTAGCACCCTGAGGTCCAAGCGGGTCTAGGGAGTCTCCTATAAAAGGTCTAAATTTTGCTCTAGACCTAGCTGCAAGGTTAGGACTAAATCTTCCGTCCAACACCTCTTTTATTATCTAAGAAACCACCTTTAAGGATTGTGTTTTGAGCTCTATAGCCACCATAACCAAATAATAAAAGTGGATTTTGTATTCCCGCAGTTGCTTCAGCCGCACCTAGTATATTGCCCATTGCTCCTGGGATTTGAGCTGCTCCATCAACCATTCCGCTCATGTCACTCATGGTTAACCACCTCTTCTTAGGTTATGCATACCGAGCACTATGTTTCCATCTGCATTAAGCTCTTGTGCTGTTTCTAGTGACGTGTTTCTTTGTCCATACAAATTTCCACCATAAGTCATGTCTCTGTTTAATCTTCTATTTCCAACGTATGGTGATTCATTTATAAATCTTTCATTTCTGTTTATATATCCAATCCCCATTGCAGCGCTTCCCGCTAGTCCAGCTGTTGCCCCAAATGCTGCTCCTAATGCTCCGCCTTTAAAACCTTTAGCCATACCACCAACAACACCTCCCAGCGCTGCACCTAAGCCCATACCGGCAATCGTATTTCTACCTGTATGTGAACCTGGCACTGCTGCATCAAAAACTGCTCCTGGTGTTAATTTTCTTCCAAGAAAAGTTTCATCTGCATTAGGGTCACCAAAAGCTACATCCATGGCAGCGTCTCTTGCAGCTGGTGCGGCGTTCTTAGCAAGGCCTGCTGTAGCTGCACCACCTATTATTGCGGCTGCACCGACTTTAGTCGTAGCTCCTTTATATAAGGTTTTGCCTATACTTGATAAAAGTGACATTTATCTATCTCCAAATAAGTGACTATGCTTATTAGAACCCATTGATGTGTGACCTATTTTTTGTCTATCTAAATTTCCCACAACACCAGCTGTAAATAAAGGATCTCTTCTCCTTGAAGTTTGACCATTACCCATTAAAGCTTCTTGTATTCCGTAAGGCCTTTGTCCCTCTTCAATTGGTGCTGGTCCCATAGTAGCGTCATAAAGATCATTTTCGTTTCCTCTTTTAGCCATTTTATATCCAGTGACCGCCCCAGCTAATGCTAAAGCTCCTAAGGCTAATTTTCCTTTATTGGATTCATATATTTTTCTACCTACAGCTATAGCTTCACTGGCAAATTTTTCACCCTCATTTACACCTGCAGCCGTTGGCGTAATAGCGTCTGCAAGTGAACCAGCATTTATAAGTGCCGTATGAGCTGCAGCGTCTTCTGCTGCTCTTGCTACTCCAGCGTCTACTGTTTCACCCAAGAGTGTTCTAGCGGCCATATCCATATCATCAGTTACTGATCCAGACATTTCGTAACCAATTACTCCATCATCTGCTGTTTGTATAGTATTTATAAGCCTATGTGTCCTACCCTTTAATGCTACGTCAGTATCTCTTACTCCAGTAATACCTTGAGTTAATCTTGCTTCATTTATTGTTTCTACTGCGGCATCTCCAGTTATTTTCATTCCTATGACGCCAGTTTTTTCTATTTCATTTGCTACAGTGCCAACTGTTTTTCTATAATTTTGAACAAATAGTTTTTCCTCTTCTTCATTTTTTGCAAAACCCCTTAAAGCGGCCAGTCTAGCTTCTTGCGTTGATTCCCTAGACATTTCAGTTAGTTGTTGAATTCTTCCTGTTAATTCAGTTGGAGTTAGTTCTTGTTGGCCAAATATATTTTTAGCTAGAGCTTGAGCCTCTTCTTGCATTTGTGTATTTATAAATGAACCCGGTACTGACTTAAGTCTATCGTATGCTCTTATGTTTCCAGATAGAACTTGTTCAGCTAAATCTTCAACAGTTGCTCTAGATAAATTTTTTGGAACAAAAGCTCTGTTTATTGTAGCTCCTAATTCTGCGTCTGCTGCTTGAACTGTTGAATCTACAAATCTATTCAAATTTGCATTTTCTATAAATTCTTTACTTCCAAATTTAGTTACATTTTTTATTGTTCCGTCTTCATTAAATTCTCTTATCATAAGTTGAGATAAATCATCGGCATTAACAATAACTCTGCTAGCTTTTTTGGTAGTTCCAGAAACTGGAGTTCTAAAATATGAGTTTGGATCTATGGGAAAAGTATCCCCAGTTTTTGTTCTTCTCGCTAACCCAAAAATATCTTCTTTACCTTGAGCGATAGTGAATTGTATTCCTACATCAGATAATTTACTTAAATCTTTTCCTACTAGTGTTGAATAGGTAGTATCTCCTGCAGCTGATGCTCTATTTATTAAAGTTCTACCTATTCCTGATGTAGCTTTAGCTTCTACTGAAGCTAATATTCTACTTCTAACATCATAAGTAGCATATGGTAGTCCTCTATCTATTAAGGCCTGTGAATACCTAGCGGTTTCTTTACCAACAATTGCTGGAGCATACCCGCCACCTTTTAGCCCATAAAGTTCTGATGTAGTACCCAATGCTTCAGATAGACCAGCTACGTCAGTTGGTAATGACCTTGGTGTTCCCAGCGAACCAAGTCCTTTTCTGGCTCTCATCATTTGATCGAGCTCAGTTGCCTCTATCTCTGTTATTCCAATATTGGATAAAGCTTCTGTGCTTGGGTTTACTGAAATTGATCCACCAGCACCAATATTTATTCTTTCTGATAAAGCTTTTCCTTGTTTGGATTCACGTAATGCAAAATCAAATGCTGATTTAACATTTGCAGTATCAAGTTCCTGAAATCCTGCTCCTGCTCCTGCAACTCCTCTAGATTCGAAATTTGAAAACACATATTTACCACGTTCAGAATCAAAATAAATTCTTCCCGCTGATGCTTCGTCGGGTATATTTTCTGCTCTAATACCAAGATTAATTCCTTGACTTTCAAGTCTTGCTAAATAATCAGGATTAACTGACATTGATATTTTTTGCATTCCTGGTTCTGTTTTAAGGAAATTAAAAACATCATCAGATACTCTAGTCATATCTGATATATTTGTTATTGGAGTTACAGCGCTGCTTCGCCTAATTCTTGCTCTCATGAATTTTTCAAAAGCGGTCATTGACCTATTTTCTTTCATAAAACCATGAGATTTAAATAATTTTTCTAATTCAGCGTGCTTGCTTGTGTATTCAGCTGCTGCCTCTTCAGTAAGTCCAGCTGGTGGCATGCCTGCTGTTGGAAGTCTTCTAATTCTAAGTTCGTTGTTATTAATAAAATCACTTATGTATGCATTTAACATCGTGTCAACTTCTGCGGTGTGAGTACCACGAGTTTCCATCAAACCAGTTAAAGTATCTAATCCTTCTTTTCCAGCTCTTTGTTCTAATAATTCAAAAAAATTAGTATTTAAAAATAAATTTTCTAATGATTCAGTACCTTTAGCTCCACCAAACATTTCTGGAGAGATGCTAAAAGAAGATAATAATCCGTGTTGTAAATCTTCAGATAATTCCAATCCACTTTCTCGCATTATTCTTTGAAGCTCTGCTTGTTGCATTCCAATCGCAATTTTTGCGCTATCCAATGTATCTAGCATGTAGCTTGATTCTGATGATCTTAAATTTAAGAAATTTTTTAATAACCCTTTTGCTTCATCATCTTCTTGAAAAGCTGGTAGTCTTTGCAAAGTTCCTATGAGTTTATCCAAGTCGAAAGCCTCAGCGTTATGACCTTCTATTCTTAGATTTCCAACACCTGGACCTATTCCTAGTACATCATCTTGATTTGTAAAAAGCTTTAAGATTTCTTTAAAGTCTGCAACGGCTCCAACTCCTCCATCTTTATATGCTTTTTCAAATTTAGCTAATTCATCAGTTGAAACAATTCCACCTCTTTCAGAAAGGAATGCTGCTTTTGACAAAGGAATCGTTTCTCCTCTTTCGTCTATCATTCCAGCTATATCCATTAAATCAGAAGCAAAACTTTTACTTGTTAATACTTCTGGTGCAGAAGACACCATTTTCCCATCTGCATCGAAACTCACTGTTCTTTTTACTAATGCTATTTCTCGTATTTGTGATTCTGGAGTTAATCCGGTTGTTTCAGTGTCCCATGTTATTACAGTGTAAGTTCTTCCTCTGTCAAATGCTAAATGATTCATCGGCTTATTAGAACTTAAAGAATCAGCATATGATGTTGGCACTCCTTCTGGAAAAAATTTTTTACTTCTTTCATGTAATCTTTGTAAAGACCAAGGTGATCTCATTCTGTTTCTACCAGTTGCAAAATCTTCTGTACTTACAGCGTCATGTGTTGGGTTGTAAGAAGTTCTCATTAGATTTAAAGTCATTGGATGAATTCCATTTTTAGGATCACCATTAGCAAATGGGTCAACTATGTATCTTAAAAAATGTCTATACGGGCTTTCTGATGGCAATGACATTGATGGCATTCCGAGTTGAGTAAATGTTTGATCTAAATCCAGTACCGTTTCCCTATATCGTCTATATACTAAATCTGCGGCGGATTTATTCAATAAAGACAAATCTAAGTTTTCTGATTGAACAAGAAATTCAAGATTATCCCTAAGAGCTTGATCTGTTAATCCCCTAAATCTGGCGTTTCCAGAGGCGCTTCTGTTTTTGGGATCAATGATATTGTCTAAATATAAATCTACAACACCTTTTGCTCTTTCCAAATAACCTCTTGCAGAACCAACAGTATACGTTTGACCTACCGCAAGAACATCTCCGCAACATCTCTTCTACAGCTTGATTACTAACTGGTGTTAATTGAGGTATTGGATTAAAACCTTTTGTGCCAATACTAACTCTTGTTCCCAGATCCCTTAACTGAGTATTGCTTAATCTATGATTTTTCATATTTTTACTCTAGTTCTTTAGTTTGAGCTTCTATATAATCATCTACTTCGTATGTGCCAAGTTTTTTGCGAATAAGTTTATTATTCTCTATTTCAATCTTTTGAACTTTATGAATAATTTCAGAAATAGCTTGAGCTGTATCAAGTTGAGTTTGACCAGTTTTTGCTCTAGCTTCTCTAGTAGCTAATAACTGATTACGTAAATCTTTTCTTCTTTTATGAAGTCTATCTTCAAGCTCAACTGCAAGGTGTAATTCTTTTTTGAGAATTGGTTCACCATCTTTATCTACTCCAATAATATTTTCTTGAATAAAGTGTTCTTTTGCAAGAAGTTTTGTTTTACGCAAATATTGAACTTCTTGATCAACTAAGTCTCTTACCATTGAAACTTCGACTAAGTTATTTGGACTTACATCTAGTTGCTCCATGTATTCACCCGTAAATTGAGAAACCATTCCCATTTCTATAGGACATGGTTTTCCCTTTGGTGCAAGATTTTGTTGATGAAGCGGGCATGTTTCGGCAAAAATACAACGCGATGCTTCACATCTCATTGGTATTGACGAAAACATTGATGTTCTTGTTTTTTGTGGTCGGACTAAGTCAACAGCTTTTTCTTTTTGTTCATCTGTCCATTCATCTGGAAAAAACAAATCAGGACGAAGTGATTCAAACTTATCCATAAAAGAATTTTTATCTTCAAATTTTTCTATGTTATTTTCCATTAAAGTCAATCCATTCAGATTTAACAATACCCTCTTGGGCATATGTTTGTATCAGGCAGCTTTTGCATCCGGGGGCAATAATATTCCTGAACGTGTAACACTTGTTCGGCTTGAATTACATCTTCATAAACAAAGTTTAAATCGTAATTACATCTAACACATTTCATTTGTGTTCCGAAAGAACTTTCATTAAACTTTTTTGAAGCTTTTCTGCTACCTCTGCATTTTGTGCCGCATTAACAAACATGCTAACTTCACGCATTTCATCAGGAGTGAGCGCAGAACTGATAATAAATCTAGCACCTTTACATATATCACAGTAAACATCTTTTCCGCCGTTTGCTTCTAATCTTGCTGATGAGCATGAACATTGTTCTATTATTTCAAAAAATTCTAAAGCTTGGGCTAAATCGTACCATTTATTTTTAAATAATTTTTTTGTTTGCTCTTTGTAAGCTCTTAGCTTATATGGGTCATCTGAAAGCAATGTACCCATATCTAAAGCTTGCTTCATTAAATCATTTATTGTTCGGTACAAAAAATTTGGTAATTCAAAATCACCATTTATATTAATAAAATTCTTCCAGTCACTCATTATAACATCCTTACATTTAGATATATAACATTATATCACTTTATATTACATTCCTGACATTCCACCACTTGACCTTGCTTGCAAACCGTTTGCTCCAGATGATCTGCCACTTATTGCAGCCATTCCACCTAAACCAATTCCTGCGCCAATCCCAAATTTTCCACTTCTTGTTTTAGACATGTTTACTGCACCTCTGGCCATAGCACCAGCGCCTCGGCCTAAACCTCTAGCCATTCTTAACATTGCTTACTCCAAGCCAATCAATGGATTGTTTTGACTACCTCTTCTATTTCTATACCCAGCGTAGCCAATTCCACCTGCAGCTGCTCCCATTGCTGTTTTTGGATATTTAGAAGCTGTTGTTAAACCAGTTCCAATTGCTCCAGTAGCCCTTCTAGTGAAAGAAGAGTGAGCGGTTGATGACATTCCGGCTCATAAAAGCTCCTCCACCAGCAAGGCCTTTATGTACACCCATTGTCGCTCTTCCCCCTGTGCTTTTAGCCCTACCTGCAAGGCCACGTGCTCCAGTTGATAATCCAGATAAGCGCGGGAATTTCATATCTTATCCCCTTTAATACATTGGGTAGTTTTGGCTACCCCTACGACGATTAACTCCGTAAGCTCCAGCTCCAGTTACACCAGCTGCAATACCCATTGCTTGTCTTGGATTTGAATTTGTATATCTTCCCGCTCTACCAATTGCCGATCCAGCCATTGCAGTAGCTTGACCTCTTCTAGTTCCCAAGTCGGCACCCCTAAGTAATTTGCCTCCATATGAGTCTGCTCGTCGACCATAATTGGCTACACTTCTAGCCATGCCAGCTGTAGCCTTACTAGCTCTTGCCCCTAGTGATCCGTACATACTTTCTCCTACAATTAGAATCTAATTATATAGTAATTAAACTAAGCGATAGTTGCTGCTTTTGAAGGTTTCTTAAGGGTAAATATAAAATCATCATTTTCGTCTTTATAAGATATCTCAAATATGGTTCCACGTGGTGGAGCTGACTTAATTAAAATATCAGCTAGTTGATCTTCCATTTTTTCTCTGCGAATTTGAGCTAAACCTCTAGCTCCCTTCACTGTATCTACACCTTTGTCTAAAAGTGCTGAGATAACTTCATCAGTGTAGTTTATACTATAACCTTTTTTAGAAAGTTTATCCATGATAATAGACATTTCTAATTCTGCTATTTTTTCTAAATTACTTCTATTTAAATGATTAAATACAATAATTTTATCTAATCTATTTATAAATTCTGGTCTAAAATGCTTGCGCACTGCATCTAAAGTATTTTTTTCAACCATTTCTTTTTCTGGCATTTGTGTGGTTGATGTTTTAAAGTTTATATTTTTAGCAAATCCAGTTCCGCCACTAAGTAGGTAATCAACTGTTTTTTCATTGCCTAAATTAGTGGTCATTATTATAACAGTATTAAGAAAGCTTACTTCTTCGCCCTTGCCATCCGTAAGTACGCCATCTTCAAACACTCTAAGAAACGTATTCCACATATCGGCGTGTGCTTTTTCGACTTCGTCCAACAATACGACTGTATGAGGATTTTTTTTAACTAGATTTACCAACTGACCACCTTCATCGTGGCCAACATAACCGGGAGGAGAACCAATTAATTTTTGGTTTTCATGTTTATGCTGAAATTCTCCACAGTCTATTCTCACCATTGGATACTCTTCACTAAATAAATATTTATGCAATGTGCTTGCTAGGTGAGTTTTTCCAACTCCAGAGGATCCGGCAAATAAGAAAATACCCAAAGGTCTGTTTTTATCATTTAAGCCAACCTGAGATCTTTTTAGTGCTGACACTACAGAAGTTACAGCTTCTTCCTGACCTATAACATTACTTAGTAAATGATCTTCTAAACCAAGAAATTTTTGTCTAGAAATTTTTTTATACTTATTTCTACTGGAACTGTTTCTCTTTGAATCTTTATTTAAGATAGTATCTTTATATCTTTTAGCTAATTCAGATTCTATAGCAGAAAAATCTTTATCGAAAGAATTAGACGGCGGAAGTTTGGCATAAGCTAAATCTATCCAAAGATCTATATCTAATCCGGGGGTTAAGCATTACGCATCCGTTGTACATTGCGTCTATACAGCGTTCTGCTGAATCACGAGACATCTGACGCAGGGCATCAGTTACATCTGATTTAACATTATAAATTACATGTTCCAGTACAGCAAGTTTAAAATCCTTAGGAGATTTTACATCTAGCTCTTCAACTAATGATTCAATATCTTCTGGATTCAAAACCTTATATTTTATATAAGTTGCTAACTCAGGAACATAGATTTGATAAACTTTCATCATCACCCCCTTAACTTTACATATGGTGATGCATTATATAGTAACCTATTTATGCTTCGTTCAGCAAGTTCTTGGAGAAACTGGTAGGAGATTCTCTTCACTAAGAGAAGCAGATAATAATGTTCTCTAATTTCTGTTTTCCCCTTAGAGACATTATAACCAGATCTGTCAAAAAAAATCAAGAAATTTTTCTACTTTCTTGAAATTTTTTCTATTGATGGACAGTTTTCAGAACAAGGCCCTGCATATGACCATATTTTTACTAAATCAGCTGCAGTGTTAATTTTTTCCTTTAACAAATATGCTGCTCTTCTGTAATCGTTATCTACGTCAATATTTCTTGCCACAATGACTCACTTTCAATGCTTAACTTCTGTATAATGTACCGTCCAAGTATATCAGCAAGCAGAAACGAAACGTGTATATGAATATTGTCAATCAAAGTTATTTACTCAAACTATATGCAACGCTTGAAAAAGTAAAGCAAGCGCAGTTAGGTTTGGATAATGAATCAAGAATTGAATACAGAAAACTGCAAAAAGCATTAATTGAAAAGATCAAAGAAGTTGAGTCGGCGTTAAGAAAACCCTTAAAAGAAACTATGGTATAATACACATATGGAAGAATCAAAAGCGTTAGATATGGCCATCGCTTTGCTTGATAAGCAATTTGGTGTTGGCACAGTAATGAAATTAGGTAATGCTCAAACACAAACTTGGCCAGCAATATCGACTGGAGCACCAACCCTAGATAGAATTTTAGGAATTGGTGGATTACCAAGAGGTAGAATTGTTGAAATATATGGACCAGAATCATCTGGTAAGTCAACAATTTCGCTATCACTTGTTGCACAAGCTCAGAGAATGGGTTTACGTTGCGCATATATTGATGCTGAGCATGCACTAGATCCCGCTTACATGATGGATTTAGGTATTAATTTAGATGATTTACTACTTGCTCAACCAAATTATGGTGAAGAAGCACTAGAAATTGTTGATAAGTTAGTAAAAACTGGAGAACTCGGTCTCATTATTGTTGACTCAGTTGCTGCACTAGTTCCAAAAGCGGAATTAGAAGGTGAAATGGATGCTAATCAAATGGGTTTGCAAGCTCGAATGATGGCAAAAGCACTGCGCAAGATTACTGCATTGGCAAATGATAATAAAACACTCATTGTTTTTATCAATCAGATTAGAATGAAGATTGGTGTGATGTTTGGAAATCCAGAAACAACACCAGGTGGGCGCGCATTACCATATGCTGCCTCTGTTCGAATCGATCTTCGTAAGAAGGAAGATATTAAGAACAAAGAAGGTGACTCAATTGGCATTAAGGTAAAGGCTAAAGTTATCAAGAATAAGATGGCTCCACCTTTAAAGATTGCTGAGTTTGATATTTATTATGGAAAAGGTGTTGATCAGTACGGATCAATCATGGATCTAGCATTATCAATGGGTATCTTTACTCAAAAAGGTGCATGGATCTTCCTTGATGGTGAAAACTTTGCTCAAGGTAGAGAGAATGCAATTGGTAAACTCAAAGATGACCAGAAGTTATTCGAACAACTTAAGTTAAGGGTAGAAAATGAAAGCAAGATTACCCAAGATTGAGCCGTGCATCGAATGCCCGTACCCAACAAATTTTACAGTTAATACATTAGCGGTAAATGGAGCCCAAGAAAAATATGCTGTTCACTGCAGAGAGTGCGGTGACAGCTGGATCGAAGAAGTGGATACAAAAAATGGAAATTAATCTAAAAGATATAGAGAATTACTACAATCATGACGATTGGCGTTTGTTTAATCCTAATGATTTCAATACAATCACTACCTTAAACGTAAAAGATTTTCATAATCCTGATAATGATCATTTAGATCAGGTTGATCTTTACGTACAAAAGATAAAGAATCGTTCATTCTAACCCTTCAAACGTTCCGCGCAAAAATTATTTTTTATTTTTTAACAAATTAGATAGCTGTACCCTATAAAATATGGGTACTATCTATGCTAGATAAAGATATGGAGACACCATGAACTTTTGGGAAATGATTCAGAAGATAATACGTGGTGATGATGTTGAGCCGGAAACAATGGATCAGCTCATGGAATATGATCCAGACATGATAGAGATGTATAACTATGTTATTACAGCTCACGCAGAAGACGATGAGAGTAAATTGACCATTAGCTTCTTTAAGCCAGAACAATGGGAAATGGTACTAGAAACTGCAGAGATGATGGGAACTGACGCAGAAGCCATAGTAAGAGGACTTAGTCCTGAAGATGTTAAACAAATGATCATCTCAGCCGAAGACTGGAACCCAGAAGACGGCTTAGATGACCTTTTGTAGTATCTAGCTTACTAGAAGAAACTCATCTTGAATCATTTTGTATTCACTTGGTGTGTCTTGGGTCATTTGTAACAAGCCATAAGTGTCATAGGTTAACACTCCAGCTGTCTCAAGTGCAAAGCGTCTGCTAAAAGACGGAGACAATCTTGTTGGAATACTCTGATTTACATGAGCTAACTTACTGTCTGTAAAGTTTTTATTATTATTGTAAAAATTATATATCTTTGTATGATCTTTTATATCTTTTTTGATATTTACGCTGTTTAAATCAAAATTGATTAAAACCGCCGCATCAAAAGTAATTCCATGGTTAGTATAGAGATCAAACAAGTAGGAACAATCCTGCTCAAGCCCAACAAAAACCCTAGACTTGTATTTAATATCCCAATGTATAGCTAAATTCCTGTTATAGCGCTTAGTCTTAACTCTAATCTCTTCTTCAGTCATGGTATTTCTATCATGTGACTCGATAAGGATAATAGAGTGATCATATTTAAATTGATTACTGAAATTATTCATTGGGTTAATGAATAACTTTTCTGATCCTAGTAAGAAGTGTGAGTTTATTGTTGTTATAGACTTAAATTCTGTCATTTCATTTATATTCATATCAAATCCTTTTATATGTTTGGCATTGTTAGGGTGTAAAGAGATAATTTTAGTAGCCTTCGTAAGCATAGTTGTCTACGTCGAAGTCTACATAGTCGTAATCAGCATCTTTTGAGCCATATGAGCTGAAAGCTGATTGATAGATATCTTCTATATCAGACATATCGTAGAGTTCCTCTGAATTTATATCTTTGGCGGGACCTATTTTCCTGTTTGTCATATGTTTTCTCCTTGTTGTGTGTATCGGTTGTTTATGACGAACAGAAACCTATCAGAGTGTTTGTCTCTTTGCAACTCGTAGAGCAATATTTCTTGGATTTTTTTTGGTAACCTCTATAAACGTATAAAAGTTTATATGTGTTTTTATTGGGGGGAAAATTTTTTGACCTGAACGATATGTGAACATATATAAGGGTATATAAATTCTTAAATAAGTGAAATATGGGAAAAAATATAAGGGGGTAATGATTATTATACCCTGTAGTGTTATATTTTTAACACGCCCACCAGGGTATACCCTATAAATATTTCTATGCCACATTCCCAACACGAACTGGAGGTTCGATCATGGCAACAAAGAAAGTAAGCAAGTACGCAGCAACACCAGAGTTCCTCAACGCATGCCGCAATAAGGGCAAGCAAGTAGGTACACTCACGGGTAAGGCTGAATTTGCAGTAGCAAAGGCTACCTATGTCACTGTGACAGGTACAGTCGCTGCTGCGAAAGGTCTTGCAGAAGGCCACAAGGCAAGCCGCTAGTCATAGCAGGCTCGTCCCATAGCTCAGGGTCCCCTTCGGGGGACCTTGGGCGAATTAACTTTATATTGATATATATTATTATATTAGAAATATATCTATGCCATTTCCCTACACAACCTTAAGGAGGTTTATCATGGCACGCTTTCGTAAGAAGGCCCTTAATCAGATGTCCGTTTGGGAGCTTAGCATCCAACTGGACAAGTTGACCAACAAGCGTCATGCGCTTGATGTGCAGATCACTGAGATCATGGGTTACATCCGTGACAGTGAGATTGCTGCACAGGTCCACCTTCGTGATGCGAAGGAAAACACTGGTCTGGCTCCGTACCAGCACCAGCACGACGACTTGCTCGTCTAATTAAAGTAAGTGTGGTCCCCTTCGGGGGACTACGCTTACCTACCTTATATCTATATAAATATCTCTGTGCCTTTATTCCTGTCTTGAAAGGAGACATTATGTCGTATTGGCAGGCATACAAAAAGGTTCTTTCCATGAACCTTAAGGTCACTGGCGTGGTGGCCTTGATCGTGGCCTTGATGGTCGCGGTCGATTACACCCGCAAACACCGCTAGTCAGTTCCCCCCTCTTCCCCCTGGAGGGGGGTGCTGCTAGTTGGTTTATATAAATATATCTTTGCCGTATTATTCTCGTGAAAGGAGACTGGCATGTGTGTTTATCTTGAAGAAGTAGGAAATTGGGTTTCTTGTGAACCCGAATTCCATTATGTCAATGGTGACATTCAGGATTATTTGGATTCTACCGGTTTTGTTTCGGTAGACTTTGAACCTAAGATTGTCCTTGATGACAATTTTAACGTTTGGGGAGATGAGCCCTTTTAGGGCTCTTCTTCCATTTTTTTTATACTTTATAAATATATCTTTGCCTTATTACTCTTTGAAAGGAGGCTTTCATGTGCGAATCACATGATTTCATTAAACAGCAACTCGAACAAAAGCAACACCCTTCTCATGAAGAGTGGTGCGATTGTTATGATTGCACTGTTGAATTTACTCTCTTAGGAGAGTAGATTTAACTACATTTATACTTTATAAATATCTCTATGGACTGTATTACCGTACAGTTTCTCGATGGTGTCGCGCATCAAATCACTATCTACTACTCACCTTGTGTGGGTAGTAGATTAATTACATTTATATCCTATAAATATCTCTATGCCAGATGTATGCACACCCTGCCTATTGGGTTTACATTTGAGTTCCTAGAACGCTACAACGTTTCCCTGACGGGATTGATCTAGGAACGGCTGCCCTGAATAGGCTAAGTTTGATTACTCCTCATTACCCCTTGTAGAGGGTTTTGTAGGAGTTTTCATTCCGATTATTATATTTATATAAATATCTCTATGCTCCATTTCCTACACAACCTAAGGAGGTTGACATGAAACATGAAGAGCTGCACATTCGTGCACACAATGCTGGTACCAACACTCGACTCGCAATGAGTCGTTTTACCAGCAAGTCAAGTGTAATCGCTAAGCGAGCTGCACTTAAGACTGCTGACGCCACATTGGCTGGAATCACAGTTGTAACTGCGTTTACAGCTGCTGTTACACCAAGGCGTAAGCGCTAGTTTTTAGCGCCTCCAGCTCCCACATCTACCACCTTCGGGTGGTAGCTCTGTGGATTTTATATTATATAAATATGTCTATGTAGACAATCCTGTCTGCTCTTAAGTCTCGTGAAAGGAGACTGCTATGTTAGATTCTTACGATTGGGATAAGACTGCTGCACTTAAGCATGTCAGTGAACTCATGTCTTTGGACTTGAATCCTTCTGATTCCATTAGCTCTTATGAACAAGAATTCTTGTTTGGAGCTATTGTGGAACTCTGCGGCGCAGAGGCAATTGCTAAGGGCGTTTCGCCTCAGCATGCCTTTTCCATCGTTAGTCTTGTTGCAAACACTTGTTTTGCCGTTCTTGCTCAAGAGCGTGTAAATCCGTTTGTACTTCCAGTAATGCCTGCTCCCTTTGGGGAGTAGGTGTTACTTACGTTATATTATATAAATATGCCCGTGACTCTATTCACACTACAACTCCTGGAAGGAGGTGAACATGACCGACTCAGAGCTTCAGGAGTTCATCCGTATGGCTGAACTTCACACAGAAGCTGCTCCTGACGAAGCTATCGACGGTTGCAATTGCAAGCGTTGCTTCGAGGCGCAGAAGATGTATGACGGCATCAGCTGACTTAGTCTCGGGGGAGTAACGCACCCTGGCAACAGAACAAGCGTTTAACTTTGCTGCTCACCTTCGGGTGAGTAGTTTAGTTTACGTTATATATTATATAAATATTACTTTGCAGACAATACTGTTTGCTTTTACGTCTCATGAAAGGAGACTCATGAAGAATGCAATTCTCTTCTTCAAGAACCTTGGCAATCCTCACAACATGGAATGGCGCAAGATTGGATTTTTCAATCTTTGGGCTTTCGATGATTGGTCTCTTTATGCAGGCACTGGCTTGCATTGGAGCACTTGTGATCGCACTTTGATTCTTGCATGGCAACATGCTGGAGAATTCAAGAGCAAGACATTGCTCCGTCTTAAGCCCGTAAGGGCTTGAGGCGTTTTACGTTATACATTTATAAATATGTCTGTGCAGACAATCCTGTCTGTCTTTGAGTCTCGTGAAAGGAGACCACCATGTCAGCTTCTATTGCTGCGTTAGTAAAGAAACAGCGTGTTCTTACTGAAGACATTTCTCAGGGTAAGTACAAGATTGATGCACTTGATGCAGCTATCTTTGATCTTTGCACTAAGAAGTCTCTTCAGGAAGACGAACGTAAAGCACTTTGGAAGTCTCTTCGTGAGACTGACTTTGCTTTGATTGCAATGATCTGTCCTACTGAGAAAGATCGTGCACGTTTTGCTGGTTCGCTTCACATGTATTGCCAGAAGTTAAAGGAAGAGCCTGCCTCTTAGGAGGTAGGTTTTTTCCATTTTATATACCTATAAATATATCTGTGCCCTAATCATCTACACGACTGGAGGTCGTATGAGGCTAAATGACACCGCTTGCTTTTGTTGCAAGTGCCACACGCAATTACGTGCTATGGAAGGCCGAGTCCTATGGGATGAGGGTTTCTTCCGCACATTCTGCAAGCCCCATGCAGAAGAATTGCTTAGTGCGCGCAAGCAACGCAAGCTCAAGAAGAAGAACGCTGGCATTACGCCAATGTTCTGACCTTTGTGGACCACCTTAGGGTGGTTCACTTAGGCACTCTTATATATTTATAAATTATCCTATGAACCTTTAGTGACAGGTCCAAGTCACAGAGAGTAGGTAATTATGTCCAAGTTCCATGTAAATTGGATTTCCGACAAGGCAAGTAAGCACAACACTTACCAGATGTTGCTGCAGCCACTCGAGTCTCACACAGTTGAGCGCGATGTAACTGCTAAGCCCGTCTGGTGTGTCTGGCTTCCTGCTGCGGCACTTCCTACCTACATTCAGCTCTTCGAACAGGCTAAGGCCGCTTCGATGAAGTTTGTAGTGGAAGCAGATGTCCTTGACATCAAGTCGGCTCCTGTGTTTACCAAACAGGACGGGTCCAAGCAACAGGACCTCGTAATCAAGTTCAGTGGCAAGGTCTCCAAGTCAGTGGAGGCCGACGCTTCCGTTGAGTGGTAGAACACACTCAACTCTCGTAGACCACGCCCCCCTTCGGGGGGGCTGGTTGAACGAACATTATACATATATAATTTATATATATTTAATTAAGTTATATTTCTTACTGCTTACATTTATATTTATTCTAAATGTTTCTAGGCGATATCCGTCGCAAATCCTATTCAAGCCAATACAAGTCAGGAGACTATCATGGCAAAATTCCAAATCTCTGGTGTTACAGACAGTGTAGCAACAGATCCAACAACAGGCGAAGTTCTTCGTCGCAAGTTCCTCTGCCAACGCCCAGTTGACGCAGATGGGCTACTCGTTCCAGCCTTTGCACCACAAGTCGTAGCAAGTCGTGGTCAGGCATTTGCAGTTTGGTTTGAGACCAAATCTGTCAACGAGGCAACTAAGCAGGCTATCAACCCAGCAGAAGCCATTCTGGGTCGGTTGAATTCTGCTAAGGCATCAGGCAAGCAATTGTTTATTGAGTGCAAACTCAGCAACATTGAACAGTCTGAGCCAGTTGCAGGCGACGCTTCAAAGGGTAATGGTAGCAAGTTCTACCAGACTATCACTTTGCAGGTAGACAGGGCTCACCCACGCCGACTGGTAGAAGTCGAGCCAGCTGGTTGGGAACTCTAGTTCGCACTGGAAGTTCTTTGGAGTTAGTGAGGGCAGGGGGTAACACCTCTGTCTTCACTACTCTACCATTATACATCATCAAAACCCAGTTATACACATCTATCTCATACAAAGGAGAGATATATGACAACACCGTCCACATCCAACACAGCTTTGTTTGCCGCCGCAAATCAAGCACTCATCAATCACTCTAAGGCATTCATTGCCTACTCTCATACTCTAGTTCAATGGACTGCACCAGATGGTGTAGTATACATTGACATATATCCTGTAATCCTTCAGTTGAAGGCTGATTACGAGATATAACAAATGTCTTGTTCGGTTTGGGCGCCGCATCAAGCAAAAACAATAGCAGATACATATCAGGACTAGTAACTAGGTTACATATAGTCATTGTGCTTATGCACTGCTTACCCCAGCGTTTCCCACTATCGCATAGAACAAGTGGCTCATCTCTATACAACTATATATTCATATAGTTTATAAAATATAGAAATATTGTTAGAATAGCGACTAATACAGGCGCTTGCAGGGGGGTACCCATATGCTAGAGGCATACTATGGATTGTTGGACCATCATAGGCCAATCAATGCTAGGTTATGGGTACTCCTCCATCTTGTTCAGTAATACCAACTAATGCCAAACTAATCAAAGGAGATAATATGGCTATCAAAGATGACTCATTCGATGTCATTCTCATAGACACCAAAAATGGTCTTAGGACCACAAAACAGATAACCTTAGCAGAAACAGCAGAAGAGATGCAGCTTCGTTCTATACAACAGCTAGAAATCTCTGAAAGCCATCAAAAGCTCATTGAGCAAATGTCTGATAAGATTATCAAACAAGAAGACCGTATAGATGCTCTTGAGCAGGCTATGGACAAGGTCTTCGCTTATCTTGATGACGACTCCATCGATAAGCTTATCCTAGATAGGCTTAAGAAATGATTACATCTATCTATGAAGCTACATTCCTTGTAGATTTAGAGAATGATGTCATTATTAATTGGGGGCGGCCAGCACAGATGGCAAGCTTACTAGAACAGTCACATGGTGGTCTCACCCTCTGTGACTTCTCTAGTCTTTCAGAATATATGTTACATTCAATCGAATTCTACACAGGAGGAAAAGCATTATGACAATCATCCGTCAAGTAGGCACATTAGCCTACTCTATCTTTCTATTAGGTATGATATGGATTGTTGGGCCCCTTCACAAACTAACCAGTTTTGTGATGCGGGTCATAGCAAAACAGCACAACAGGGTTCATGGGGGTAACCTATGAGCCTTGTTGATCTAATTCAATATATAAAGTCAAAGACTTATCACAAATGTAAGCGTCACGAAATGTACTTCGAAGAGTATAATGAGAGAGGCACTTACTGTGATATCTGTCTTAAGACTATTTCACACGAAGTAATCTTTCCACCAGACCTTCCACCATCACAGGATCTAGGTTCCACATATTATCGTGGGGCCTAGACCTAAGTCTGTGTAAATAATCATAGGACACATATAAAAGCCTATGTACTGGTAGCTTGTCACCAATGGATGTCGGAACAAGCTGGGCAGTCAACGCCTATATACATTCACGGTAGTCCTACCGGTATAAAGTTGATAACGGACAGTGGAGCTATAGCCACTTTTAAACATTTAGGATAGCCTAGGCCACTGGTACAAGGGCGACATTATCGTACTCTCTGACATATGGAGGAAAAGCGTTGTATCAATATGTCATTTATTCTTATAAACTCACGAAAGGAAGTTTCACATGGAACTTATCTCAGCAATATCAATGATGATCACTATGTCAGTAGTATTTTCCCTACTTACAGCTAGGTATGTTCGTAAACAAGAACGCCGTCTAGCTGTCAAAGCAATTGACACACTCATAGACTCTTTACAAGAGGCTCTTCCTGAGTTTGTTATTCGTAAAAACTCTATACCAGCTAATAACCCTACCAATTATCCTTATGATTGGAGAGCTGAAGAGGCTTTCGATAACATTATCAAGCACTTTGATAAGTAAAAAATCAAAAAATCGCGGACCGCGAAAAGGAGATATCAGGCTATGATCAGTTTGGCTCTGTTCATAGTATTAGTGTCATGGTTAATCAAAACATTTCTTCATTTCTTTAAACATAAAGACTATGGAGATATCCGTAACACTAAGCTATTTAACAAACTTCAAACCAAGTGGGAAGCGTTATGACCTTCCCGCTTAATATTATCAAATAAAGCCATCACTTTCCCTCGAAAGGGGTTTATGTCAAAACAAAATCATCCTGCGTATGGGGACTTAGCTTCTAAGCCTCATACAAAGACAAAAATCACATATAGCGAAGCTTATAAAATGTTGAATCTTTGTATTCAAACCGTACTTTGGGACCGAGCCTTTGGCGATAAGGAATACAGATGGTTTGATAACAACGACAAACAAGTAGCTGAAGCTTATCAAGGTAGTAGATTAATAGACATATATTTTATGGACTATGAAATTGATTGGCCTATGTCTGAAGAAGACAAACGCATTCTATTAAAACAATCACAAATAACTAATATCGTATTCAACGATTCAGGAGAACAATAATGCAAATCGAAAGATTCAATGAGGAGTATTCTGACTCTAAAGTCTATGGCTTTTTAGTCTATAACCGCAGTGGTAACTCACTACCTAAGGGTATGATTACTTCTTACAAGGTTATACAATACGACAACAGTGCAGTCCATGTTCAATGGAGTGTTCAAAGCGGAAGTCAGGGAGCTGATTCGTCAGATCACTATAACTTCAGCATGCCTGTGGATACATTCGAGCGTGGCAAAGCTATGGTCGATATGTATGCAACAATGGTTCACGATTACATTTATCAACAGGATAATGTTCTGTGAACAAAACAATGAAAATATCTATCATTGTAACAACCTTAGCCTTCGTAGCCCTTGGCCTGTACAGGGGCACGAAGACTTGGTTATCATACAAAAAGTAAGATATAAACAATATAAGCCCATTATAAGTTAATATCAACCCTATCATTATCTTCTGAAAGGAGATAATTATGTATACAATTGCATTGCTCGTACTCTTCGGCTTTATTGCTGCAGGAGTAGCTGACATTGTACATGCCGTAGTCCCTGCTATTGAGAAGGTGCCAGTTCTTGGCAAGGCACAAGTGTTCTTCACTTTGGTCTGCACCCTTCTTGTATGGTTGGCAGATGTGTCTATTCTTGGCACATTCGGCATTGGCTCATCAGCTCAATGGATTGATATCGTCGGTTCAGGCTTTGCAGTAGCTGGTGTTTACACCATCTCTCAAGGCGTAGCCGATTATCTTAATCGCTAACTAAAACAATAATATCTATCTGGCATATGTAGATATTCTAAATATTACTTTATATGCCATTTAAAATATCCAAAACCTAATCTCTTGAAAGGGGATTATCATGAGTAAGACGAAATATCGTCTCAAGAATGTAGCAGACACAACTGTGTATTACACAGGTAAGTTTGCTATTACACCTATCGTTGCTGTAGTCGATACGACTGTAGCAGCTGGACAAGCAACCATTGGTCTTACTAAGACCCTTGGTTCAGCAGCTAAGCACATCATTAAGGCACCTATTGCAGGATTTATCCGTGGCAATGAGTTCCATAAGCATCGCTTTGCTGCAGCCCATGAAATGCGTGTTGACCGTAACAAGAAGCTTGCTTCAGGTGAATACGTAGAAGTAATCATGGCAGCAGATACTGATGTATAAATTGATGCAATTAATTCAAGGAACCAAAGCATTTATGCAAGGTTTCCTTGAAGGCTATCGTAGTACTCGGGGTTAACAGCCCCGAGTGCATACAAAAAATATGAGATCAACCATCTCTGTTTTACAACTTAATCAAATAAACCCATATATCCTATACCTAAACTAACAATTGGAGTAATATCATGTCACAATTAGACACCGTATTCGATCTCTTTGCCGGTGGCGAAGACTTTAGTATTCTTGCCACTGATCCAGGCATTCTATCATCGGCAGGCCGTACAACCACTTTGGTTAAAGGCCGTCGTGTTCCATTCAACGCAAGCATTGCAGGCGTTGAGTTTCCAGGCTATGTGACTCTTGAGTCAGCACGCCTACACCGAGTTTCGGTTATCGATCACGAATCACGCAAGCAGGGTACAACCTCTAAGCTTGTTACTGGCATCTTTAAGCCAGTTAAGATGAACGTGGAAGTCGTTGTCGATGGCGAAATCCTTACTCTTCCAGGCTTGCTTCGCAAGATTGCAATGCGTAATGTCGCTGCTGATAAGCAGGTTTCTGAGGAGCAATTCATTGCTACTTTGGAACAACTCGGCATGCGCTTTGCTTCTGGTATGAACTTGTTCTGGCAGCAATTTGGTGCCAGCCAAGAAGGTATCACTCAGCTTGTAGACGCATTCAAGTCTGCTGGAGCAGTCGATGCGATGGGTTCAATGACGAACCCAGGTCGTATCAAGGAATGCTATCAGATGCCTCGTGTAAACGATGCAGATGTTGATGGCCCAGAAATCACCAGCTTTGAGCTTGGTCGTTCTGACCGTACCCAGTCTATGACTGGTCAGGGTTACCTCGACTTGGTTGATGCTTCAACCGAAAACTTCAAGCGTATCTATACACTGCGTAAGCAGGCTGCTCTTATGAAGCAGCAGATTCGTGAGAAGTCTGTAGCTGAAAGCTGGAGCCAAGAGCGTACCCAGCAAGCTAATAAGGAAGCCAATGAATTGGTTCGCCTTAGCCAGCAATGGGCTACGGTCTGGTCTGGTGCTCAACAGCGTATTGCTGTAGACCCTAAAGATCCAAGCATCAAGAATGCTCTTGACATCTATGATCCTACATCCGCACCTTGCGGTCGGTTCAAGATGAATGTCAAGGGTAACGAAGTTGCTATTGACCTTTGGACTAACAGCGCTCGTGCCAATACCTCTGACAACTCAGTCAAGGTTTCGGCTAATGCTGACACAGCAGTCGAAAGCGAAATCCTTAACTGGGGTTAAGCTTTAGCTGATTAATAGATTTGGGTTAGAGATGCACGCACTCCTGACGCGTGTGTCTCTAACCCATTCTAATGTTATATTTATATAAACTTTTTTTTATTCATACAAAGACTAACAATGATTGGGGTAATACATGTTATTGTCAATGATGCTTATTCTAGCGGTAACTTCATGTGCTCTCGAGCTCATGATTGCTGCTAAAATTCCAGCTTGGCGTAGACTAAGTGCAAGAAGTCCATTATTTAATTTACTTAATTCACTAGCAATTTCATTTGCAATGGGTATGGCTTTCGGTGGCAATGGCTTGGTAGCCATGGGTGCTGGTGTCATATCAACTATCTTATCTGTTCCTGGTTATCAGTTCCTTCATTGGAACTATGATACTCCTACAGCTAAGGCTCAAGGTGGAAACCGTGCTATTTATTATTGGAAGAATTTCCATGTACATTGGGCCAGATGGCGCAAAGTGCTTGGTGAATTCAATCAATTGATTTATACAATCTTTAGAATTATAACTATTCCAGTTAGAGTTATCAATTCTATTTATAAATTTATAAGGCCATATATCCTTAAATACAACGCTTATGTGGAAGCTAAGCGTGCAAGTACAGTAACACCATAATCAAATCAATCGGAAAGATCAGGAGGGGCGCATGCCAATCACACCAAAAATGCGGGCTATTGGGTATTCCAATGGACCGCTTCGTAGCGTAAATAACTATCAATATGGGTTCTATGAGATTGGTGCTATGCGCCAAGCTCTTGCTCATTCTGGAGAGGATTACTTTCGTGTCGGGGCTCTTCCACTGCCCAAGAACGAATTCGAATTTAATCAAATCCAAGCTATTATCAATCACCCTAGCATTCAATATGCTTTGGTGGACAAGACTAAGATTGTAATCACTCAGGTTGGCAACAATACTGAGTGGTTATCTATCTTTAATGATATGGGATTTAAAGTTAAAGGTGGCGGTAAAACATCAAAGCGGTTGAAAGCATTTCACCGACCTACTTTGATCAATGCCACATTTAAACTTGGTGACGTATTTGTTCAATACGTAAACTCTGCTGACTATAGTCGATATGAATTCCTTAATGATTTCACTGAGGAAGAAATAGATCGACTCTTAGACGGTGGTTTCATTATTAGCCCAAGTCTTGTTAAAGCTGGCGTAGACAACATCCCTGCATTTGAAGCTGGATCAACTAATGATCCTAACGAGTATTATTACAATCCTCGTATGCGTCAAAATGCAATCAAAGACTTGCTTAATACTAAAGCTTTCAATGGCCGTCTTATCGGCCCTGATGGCTTTCTTAAAGGCAATTGCTTTGTTTCGGATAAACTTCCTGAAGGGGTTGACGTGCTTTCTTGGCACGGCAATCTTAAATCAGAAATTGTTTATGAAGAAGGTTGGATGTTCCAAGCAGAACCACAAAATGCTAAATCTCGTGTTCATACAGATGATCAGACTATGATCAATCTTCCACAGCTTTTCACTAAAAGCGAAATGGAATATTGGCTTTCCGAAGAGTACGAAAAGATGTTCCAAGAGGCGCTCAATGGTAAGCTATTGAGCAACTGGAAGAACATCTATCAGCGTACTTGGAAGGATAAAGTCGATCCTGAAGACGAAGAAGCCCAAGCCCGCATGCAATATGTGGGTTATCGTTGGGTAGCTATGGGAATGAAGGTAACTGAATCCCCGTGGATGTTTGAAACATTGGCTACTAGCCACGCTAAGCCGTTGAAAACTAAAATCCCTATACCTTGTGCTGTTTATGAACAGATTATTTCAGAGTCTTTAGCCCGCATGGCTGGCTATGACATTGAAGTTGAAGAGGGAACTATTCAACGCCTAAGTGAACTAGAGGTTCACGTAGTAAACGATCAAGACTGGATTGAGATGTATGCATCTCATGGTGGCTGTGATCAAGACGACTTCTTTAAACTCTTCTATCGTGAGTTTGAAGGTGGCGATCTTGATGGCCAAAAGTCTGTAGTCGTTGTCCGTTCACCAAACGGAATTGGTGAGTATTCAATCTTTAAATATGTAGAAGGAGCTTGGCATCCGCA